AGCAATGTGTCCACCAATCTGACGTTTGCACAAACTCATACAATATCTACCATAGGATCTGGTGATTATGACCTAGACGAGATTGTATATCAGGGCGGTAGCTTTGATACATCATTCTTCAATGGTAAAATTGTTTCTTGGGACTCTACAAACGGCGTGGTTAAACTGATAAATACAACAGGATCACCAACCTCACAGTCTCTTGTAGGCGCTAACAGTTCTACAGCAAGGTTCGTAACCAACATCATTGAACCAGAACTTATGAGATACTCCGGGCAGATACTCTACGTCAACAACATTTTACCAATTACGAGAGCGGCCGATCAGACCGAAGATTTCAAGATCGTCATCAAGTTTTAAAGAGAGCAATAAGAAATGACTTTTGAAGCAAATACGAGTACTCTTAGAACAGACTTTAACGTAACACCTTACTACGATGACTTCGATAAGACGAAGAACTTCCATCGTATTCTTTTCCGCCCAGGTTATGCTGTTCAGGCCAGAGAACTCACTCAAGTACAGTCGATGCTTCAGCATCAGATCGATAGCTTTGGTAAACATGTTTTTCGTGAAGGTAGTATCGTTCTTCCTGGTGCATTCACACTGGAGTGTGCTACAACAGGTAATCCAATCTGGTATGTCAAGGTTAAAGATACCGACTCTAGCAACAATGAAGTCAACCTCTCACTATTCCAAAACAAGATTATAACAGGTAACACTTCAGGTATTACAGCGTATGTTGAAATTATCGAAGACGGTGTAGAAACCACATCTGACACAAAAACATTGATGATTAACTACACCAATGTTTCTAATGCAAACTCTCAAGTTAAAACATTCCAAGCCGGTGAAACTCTGTACGCAGAAGATGTTGGTACACTGGTTGTTCTCAACACTGATCCTACTGGTAAAGGTTCTATCTTCTCAATCGAAGATGGTGTTTTCTTTGCTAAAGAACATTTCATTTCATTCTCAGGTCAGAAAACAATTCTGAGCAAGTACAGCGATACGCCAACCTGTAAGGTTGGTTTCCTTGTTGGTGAAGATATTATCCGCAGTTCAGATGACACATCTCTTCTTGATCCTGCTCAAGAGGCCTCTAACTACTCAGCACCTGGTGCAGATAGATTCAAACTTGATCCTGTGCTGACTGTTGTGGATATCAATGATGATATTGGCCCACCAGACTTCGTAACCCTATTCACAATCAAAGACGGTATTATCCAGACGACATTTGAGCGTTCACAATATAATATCCTTCGCAGCGAACTAGCTAAGAGAACATTCGATGAGTCTGGTGACTATTATGTGACCGGTATGAACATTCGTATTCGTGAACATCTTGACATCGCTAATAATGGCGGATTGCTAACATCTGCGGCTAATGGTAACACATCGTTGCTTTCTATTGGTGTTGAACCAGGGCTGGCATATGTTAAAGGTTTCGAGGTTGGCCCACTAACAACTACATTCCTTGAAGTTGATAAGTCAGCAGACTATAACTATGTGAACTCTCAGCTTTCTTCAGCTACTATGGGTTCATATGTCACCGTTAAAGAAGCTGTAGGATCACCAACTCTCGACCAAGGGTTGACAATTCAACTTTATGATAAGGCTCAGGCCAGACTATCTAATACACTCTTTTCAACAGGCGCCCAAACCGGTAACAATATCGGTTCAGCTATACTCAAGACAATCGAGTACAATTCAGGAACTCTTGGTACACCAACAGGTAAGCTAGATGTTTATCTGCTAGATATCAAGATGAATGGAACAAACTCATTCTCTAGCGTAAAGAGCTTGTATTATAATGATGCTACCTTGGCCGATTTTGGTGCTGACATTGTTCTCAGCAGTTCAAACACAGCAGTTCTACAAGAAGCATCTCTAACACCACTACTATACTATGTTGGTTCTAATAGCGTTCGTAAGATAAAAGATAGCTCAGATACATCAAATGATACTACATTCACATTCAAGAAAACTGCTAGTGGGCTATCAATAGCTTCAGCCGGTACACTTACTATTCCTTATAGCATTACAAACGAAGTTACTCCTTATGGTATTTCTGCTGCACTTTCTGCAACACAAAAACGTGAAATAACACTATCTTTTGATGCCAGTATCAATGTTCGAGTTGGTGGTACCGCATCTAATACTGGTAAAACTCTAACAGGTACAGGTACTGCATATGATACCGTTCTCAATGTTGGTGATAAGCTAGAAATCTCTGGTGTGGCTGGTACATACTTTATCGAAAGCATTGCAAGTTCATCATCTCTTAACCTCACTTCGGTACCAGCATCTACCGTTTCATCAGCAACTCTGTTCAAGGCCTACAAGACTGGTGATATCATCGACCTTACAACAAAAGGTAATACTGGTGTAACCCGTGCCGTATCTTCTACATCAACATCTCTTGCTATCGACCTTAAAGAGAGTTATGGAACTACAGTAGCCGCTACAGTTACTTCAAGAGTATCTAGAACAGCAGCTAGCCAGAGCAACAAGCTTCTCAGAAAGTCTCGCTATGTAATCATCAATTGTGCTACAGCTGGCATTTCTGGCCCATTCACACTTGGCTTCTCAGATGTCTACAAGATTAACAATATTGTGAAGAAGACTGGTTCTGCGCCAGCATCTCTAGTAGACGGCACCGATATAACTTCATCATTCAAAGTTGATAGTGGGCAGAGAGATGGGCACTATGATCTCGGCACCATAACTCCAAATGTAACTCTTGGTGCGACAGATTACTTGCTCGTAAACCTAGACTATTTCTATCCAGACTTCACTGCCGGTGTTGGTTACTTCTCTGTGGATTCATATCCAATCGATGATACTGGTGTTGCATCAAATACCATCAAGACTGAAAATATCCCAGTCTATAAATCACCTACATCAGGGCAGCAATATGACCTGAGAAACCATGTTGATTTCAGACCTGTGAAAACAATCACAGCATCCGATTCTACAACAGTTGGTGGCGCAACAACAAATCCTTTGGTCTCAACAACATTCTACTATTCTGGTAGCGGTTTGAGAATACCTGCTTCAGGTAGCACAATCACATATGACTATTCATATTACCTATCAAGAAGAGATATGGTAGTTGTTGACCAAGACGGAAACTTCTCAACAATTCGTGGTGTGCCTTCAGTTATACCTATCACACCTCGCACACCAGACAATGCTATGGCTCTGGCCGTACTCAACATCACACCATATCCTTCTATCTCTCCATATGCAGGGCAAGCTATCGGTAGAAAAGACCTATCTTCTTGGTTCACCAGAATTGCACCTATCAGACAGACAATGCGTGATATCGGTGTTCTTAAAGACCGTATCGTAAATCTTGAGTACTATACAACCCTTTCTCTGCTTGAAAAATCTGCTATTGATTTTCAAATACTGGATACTAATGGATTAAATAGATTTAAGAATGGTGTCTTTGTTGATACATTCACCAGCCATATCTTAGGTGCAACAACAAATCCAGACTACAAGATTGTCGTTGATCCAAAAGAAAAATCTATTCGCCCAACATATACGATGGAATCATTTGACTATGATTACATCTCTGGTTCAGGTGTAGCAAGAAGCAATGATATCATTACTCTTGCATATTCTGAAGTAGCCTTTGCAAACCAGGCCCGTGTGACGACAACGAGAAATACCGAAAGAACAACATATCGCTTCATCGGTAATCTGGTACTTTCACCTGACAGCGATGTGTGGGTCGATACTCAATTTGCACCTGACGCAGCACTCACATTTGGTCCAACAGACCAAGAAGTAACAGAGCTAGATGCTGGGCTTGTGACCGAGTGGGATGCTTGGAGAACAAACATCACTGGTTATGCCGTTTATAGAGGTTCAGTAGATGGTGAATCTGGTGGTGAAAGCAAGAATCCAAATTATGTTGGAACATATTCTTCAAAAGAAGAAGCACAGTCAATTGCTAACCAATATACGAACTCTACAAACGTCACCATCGAAACCATCTACAATACCGCTCGTACAGGTATCGATAACTTCTTGATTGTCAATAGTGATACACAAGCTCTTGGTAATAAAGTCGTTGATGTTAGAATTGTACCATATATTCGCCCACAGACAATCAAGGTTTCAGGGCGAGGATTGAAACCTTATGCAAGATTCTACGCATACTTTGATGAGCAGAATCTGAGTTCTTATGTTACACCACTTACAGAAGCAGAATTCAATGCTTCAAGATTGACGAAGACGGCAAGTTCTGAAGGATCTAATCTAAAGGCTGATGCTGAAGGTGTTGTATTCTTCTTGCTGAGACTACCTTCAGAAAAAAGATTTACAACAGGTTCAAAGAGAGTTATACTAACCGACAGCCCAACAAATAGTGCTGAAGATGCAACAACGCTTGGTGTTGGTTACTTCACTGCACAGGGATTGATCCAGCAGAAGCAGAACACAATTCTGACTGTTCGTCAAGTTATTCCTCAGCAGAAAGAAGTTTCACAAGGATATTTCACATCAGGATTTGAGAACGTACCTCAGATTGTACAAGGTGGCGGCGGTGGTGGCAAGTCTTGCTTGGCCTATTCATTTGTGGCCCGCGCACCTGACGGCGAAGAAGGTATGTTCCTTACAAGTATAGATGTGTTTGTCGCTCAGAAGCATCCAACTCTTGGTTGCTGGTTCGAGATTCGTGAAATGGATAGTGGTGGCAAGATTACCAGAAACCAAATTCCTCTATCTGAAGTATGGATCAAGAATGCTGATATTCCAATCTCTACAAATGGTACAGATAATCCATTGAGAGTGAGATTTGCATCACCACTATTCTTGTACAATAAGACACAGTATGCCTTCATTATGCACCCTGAGGCTGTAAATCCAAACTACTACTTCTGGGTATCAAGACTTGGTGAAAACGATATCAATACCAATACACCTGTTACTGCTCGCCCAATGAGCGGAACAATGTATACAACCAATAACAACCTCAACTGGGATATTGTTCCAGATATGGATTTGACTTGCATTGCATATCGTGCAGACTTCACAACCGGTACGACAGGGCAGGCCATCATCGGTAATAGAGGTGTTGAAAAACTTAGCGTTGCTAACGTATCTAACGAACTAACCAGATATGGCGAGTTCTTGACAACAGGCGACAAGCTAACACTTACAGCTAACGGCACAATCAACGTAACAGACTTGCTGATTGGTCGAACATCAAATGCGAACTCAAGCGTTGTCGGTATCAGTGGTTCTGTCTATACTATGTCAAATACCAACTATGTGTCTGGTGAGACCTTGCAGATTCGTAGAGCTAATGCTTACATGACAAGCATCTCTGCAACTGTAAGCAGCTTGACAAATGGGCGTGGGCAGTTGAGTAAGTTTAAGTCAAGCGCAAACTTGAACCTAGTAACTCTAACCTCATCTAATGGTTACTTTGCACAGAATGACTACATCAGAAATACTACAACTGGTGATTATGCAACCATTCAGACGATTCAAAACTTCCGTTACTCTGTTGCAGACTTTGAACCTGGATATCTAACATTCAACAAGACATCCATCGACTTCGAAATGCAGACCTATTCAAACACAGGCACTATGGGTAGCTATACCAAGATCAATCCTAATGAGAACTACTACTTCTCTACAGAGCAGGCCCTCTACTCAAGATCGAATGAGATTGCATCGCTTTCTAGTGACAGATCAAATAAGATCCGTGTGTCTATGTCAACCGCAACTAACTTCCTTTCACCTGTTCTCGACTTGTCAAGAACACATACCGTTTACGTTGATAACATCATCAACAATGATGCAACTGGTGAAGGTGGTTCTTCTGGTGGTTATCTAGGTAACAGATATATATCTAAGACAGTAACCCTTGCAGAAGGGCAAGATGCAGAAGATATCAAGATCGTTCTTACTGCATACAGACCACCTAACACAGACGTTCGTGTATGGGTTAAGATACTCAACGGTGAAGATTCTGATAGTTTTGTAGCAAGAAGCTGGATTGAATTGGAAAAGGGTGGAAATGGCGATAGCGTTTACTCATCACTTTCTAACCGCGATGACTTCAAAGAGTATGAGTTTGACTTCGCAAGTTCTTATATGACAGGGTCACAAGGGCAAGTTCAGTATACCAATAGTCAAGGAATTGTCTTCACTGGATACAAGTACTTCGCTATCAAGGTAGGTCTGATGGCCTCAAACTCAGCAGTTGTGCCAAGAGTGGCTGATTTGAGAACAATCGCTCTACAAATCTAATATATACATTTTATGAGGTGTTGTGATAATGGATAATTTCAATTTTGATTTTGGTGAAGGATTAGTACCTGCACATAAACATTCGAAGGGTGGAGGCATCGTAGCTGATACGGTGATGATAGATGATACCGTCTTTGTTGGGCCATACGCAATGGTTTACGGGCAAGCTAGAGTATACGGTGATGCTAAGATAGATGGATATGCCAGAGTATACGGTGAAGCATTTGTGACTAATGATGCGAGAGTATATGGTGATGCGAGAGTATACGGAAATGCAGTTGTAAGTGGTAATGCTCGTATCAGTGGTAATGCAAGAGTTTATGGCAAAGCTAAGATCATGGATCAAGCTCAAGTTTTTGGTGAGTGTGAAGTCTACGATGATGCTATTGTCAGAAACTCAGCAGAAATCTATGAAGATGCGAGAGTGTATGGCAAGGCCGATGTATCTGAGTATGTGAAAGTATTTGCTACTTGTGTGTGTACTAAAAAACCTCTAGTTGTGTCTGGCGCTTTACCTTCTACCGTTATCGTTACAGACCATCATATCACAGTCGGTTGCATTGTACTACCACCTAGTTTATGGAGAAGCAAAGGGTCTATACTAATTCGATCTTTCGGG